AGATTCAGCATTTAAACAGATTGCAAAACAAATCGTATCTGATTTAGGTAGTTCGCTAGATACTACTATTACTTACACGAAAAAAGGAACTGCAAGTTATAACGTAGAGACAGGAGAGCAGATTACTGTTGATACTACTTTTTCTAATATCAAAGTACCTATTGAATTTATCAAATCAGAAAATGAAGAGGGTAGAGAGATAAGACAAGCTAAGTTATATCTTACTCCTGATTTAATAGGAAACAATCAAGTTGATTTTGATGATGAAATAAAACTCACTTATGCAGGAGAAACAAGAACTACACAGATATATGATATTGATACGAGGAAAGGTGGACAGGTTTATTTATTTACAGTTTTGGTGCGTTTTTGATGGCTAAAGATTTTTTAAAAAGTGATATTGTTGGAGATCTTGAAGCTCAACTTAATCGTGATTTTAATACTGTCATAAGAAAAGCACATAAGAGTTTAGGAACAAAAACTCATAGTCCAGTCCGTACTGGTTTTTTTGCATCGAGTTGGAAAGTTGCTAATACTCCTCCAAAAGCTAAAGATGATATTCTTAAATTTAATCCTTGGGCAGA